TTTGTTGGTAACGACAATAACGCAACTGACGCAGTTGACATCGGTCTGTTCGGTATGTATGATACCAGCGGTTCACTAGACCTTTACTCAGGTATCTTCCGCGATGCTTCGGACGGTAAGTGGAGACTCTTCAAAGATTCACAAGTTGCCCCAACTACAACTGTTAACACAGGCGCAACTGGGTATTCGATTGCTACTCTTGTTGCTAACCTCGAAGGCGGAACTATTTCGTCGCTTGCTTCAGCAATCACTGTTCCAAACGGTGGTACTGGTGCGGCAACGTTTACTGCTAACGGCGTTATGTTCGGTAATGGTACTGATGCACTCGGTGTTACCGCTGCGGGAACTGCTGGTCAAGTTCTGACATCTGGTGGTTCAGGTGCTGCTCCTTCGTTTGGTAATATCGACGGTGGAACATACTAATAAATAGATAAGAATGGGGTGGGATTATCCCACCCCAACTTTGTGGAGATACATAATGGACCAAACAAAATTTATTAACTCGTATATTGCCAATCTTGCAGAACGACTGAAGGCGCTAACACTTGATAATATCATGCTGAGCACGCAACTTACCATGGCAAATGAAACGGTAGCAGATCTTACCCAGAAAAATCAAATTCTAGAGCACGAAAAGAATCAACCAAAACCTGATGGTAGTTATGTTGATCTTGACGGTGGTCTGACGTTTGGCACCTCTGAAGAGTATTCTATCGGGGAAGAGGATTTAGATGTCGACAATAGTACAAATAAAGCGGAGTGAAACTGCTAGTGCAATACCCACAGCGGGTCAACTTGCGATAGGCGAACTCGCTCTAAATTTAACAGACAAAAAGTTATACTCCAAGAAAACAGACGGAACCATTGTTTCTATCGGTGGTGTTGGAGTTGATGGTGGAGATGGAACTACCTCAGTAGGTACAATTGCATTTTCTGATACTGCATTTAGCGACTTCTACGTTGATACAGCGACAACTCCTGGAACAGCAATCGTTCGCCTCAATCAGATAACCGATCTTGACTATGGATTGATTACCGATGAAGTAGCAGCATATAATGCAGTTGATTACGGGAGCATCGCATAATGGCAGCAAGAGTTAAACTGAGAAGAGGTACTTCCACTCAGCACAATACCTTTACTGGATCTGCTGCAGAAATTACCGTAGACACAACAAACAATTCGATAAGAGTGCACGACGGTTCCACTGCTGGTGGACATGAGTTGTTAAAAACCACTCTAGCAAACATAAAAGACGGGGCCATTCTTGATGGTGGAACATATACTACCTAAATAGGGTGGACTAGGAGATACAAATGGCAACGATTTTACAACTTAGAAGAGGAACTACGGTTCAGCACTCAACCTTTACTGGTGCCGAGGGCGAAGTTACCGTCGACACAACAAAAGATACCGTAGTTGTTCATGATGGTACCACCGCTGGTGGTAAACCTCTAGCAACTGAAGCATATGTTACCTCGGCAATTCAAACCAAAGATAACAGCGACGAGATTACAGAAGGTTCAACAAACCTCTACTTTACAAATACAAGAGCAAGAGCCGCATTTAGTGCAAGCACTGGTATTTCTATTACTGATGGTGCGATTTCAACTTCCATCACTCAGTATAATGATGCATCTGCAAGAGGTGCCATTTCTGTAACTGACTCTGGTGGTGATGGATCACTAGCATATAACAATACTACTGGTGTAATTACCTTCACTGGTCCGAGTGCAACAGATGTTCGTGCGCATTTCAGCGCTGGAACTGGTGTTTCTATCACCACTGGTGCAATTGCTATCGGACAGGCAGTTGCTACTAACTCCAATGTTACATTTAATGATGTTACGGTAAGCGGTAATCTAACTGTTTCTGGAACTACAACTACAGTAAATACTGAAACAATCAATCTTGCTGATAACATCATTACACTCAATAGTAATGAAGCAGGAACTCCTTCACAAAATGCTGGTATTGAAGTAGAACGTGGTACTTCTACTAACGTTGCTTTTCAATGGAATGAAACAACTGATGTTTGGGAATATACAGTAGACGGAACTAACTATATTCCAGTTGTCGGTACTACAGCAACCCAGACACTAACAAACAAAACGCTAACAAGTCCTGTAATCGGCAGTATCGTCAACACAGGTACACTGACGTTACCAACAAGCACGGATACACTGGTCGGACGTGCTACTACTGATACATTAACCAATAAAACAATCAGTGGTGCATCAAATACACTATCGAATATCGGTAATGGTTCTCTGACAAATAGTGCAATCACTCTTGCTGGCACATCCGTATCACTGGGTGGTGCATTTACTGCAACGAATATTCTTGATGCAATCAAAACAGTTGATGGGACTGGTTCAGGTCTAGATGCTGACCTTCTTGACGGAAACTCAAGTGCATATTTCCGTATTAATATCTATGATGCAGCGGGGACTCTATTGAATTAATATGGCAACAGTAGTTCAACTTAAAAGAAGCGAAACTGCTAGTGCAATTCCCACTGCAGGACAAATTGCAGTCGGAGAACTTGCAGTAAACTTAGCAGACGGAACATTATATTCTAAAAAAACCGACGGAAGTATTATCGAAGTCGGTGGATATAATCCAGATTTCTTTACTATTCCAGGAACAATCGATTTAGGCGGCATCGAAGGAATAGATCCTACAGTATATGACATGGGATCATTATAAATAGTCCGAAATAGAGGATAACAAATGGCCATTTCATCCAGACAAGGACTAATTGATTACAGCCTTCGCAGACTTGGGTTTCCAGTAATTGAAATTAATGTTGACGAAGGTCAGATAGAAGATCGTGTCGATGATGCATTGCAGTATTTTCAAGAATACCATTTCGATGGTGTCGAAAGAACTTATCTGAAGCATCAAATCACAGGCAACACTCTCAAATTTAGCGGACTGAGTTCCCCATCATTTGAACTCGGCGAGAAAATCGTCGGAGAAACATCAGGTGCATCTTGTTTTTTGCTTTCCCTATCTGGGACTACTGCTACAACTGACACGACAAACGGTGTATTTCAAGCAGGTGAGAATGTAACTGGTCTTACCTCAGGGTTCACACGTGCACTTGCCGCAACAAACTTTTATACTGCAGGCGATGTAGATAAACAATACATTCCTATTCCAGACGCAGTAATTGGCATCATCAAGATGTTCAATTTCAATGCTCCTGGTGATGGCATGGAAAATCCAAATAACATGTTCAACTTGGTCTATCAGTTTAGACTTAATGACATGTATAATCTTTTGGCAGCAGACCTTATCTATTACGCACAAGTTAAAACAACTCTGCAAATGTATGACCAGATTTTTCCTGGAATGCGTTCGATTAGGTTTAACAGAAAAACAGATAAACTTTACATCGACGTAAATTGGAGCGAAACTTTCCAAGTCGGCGATTACATTATTGTTGAGTGCTATCGCATTTTAGATCCAACAGAATACACTAAAGTCTATAATGACATGTTCCTCAAAATGTATACCACTGCATTGATTAAGCGTCAATGGGGTGAGAACATGAAGAAGTTTGGAGGAATCCAACTTCCAGGTGGTGTTCTTCTGAACGGTCAACAAGTTTATGACGAAGCAGTCGACGAGATTAAACAAATCGAAAACGAAATGCAACTCAAGTCGGAACTTCCTGTCGATTTTTATACAGGATAATAGATGCCTACTAACTTCTACTTTCAATCTGGCAATACATCTGGAACCACAAACGAACAGCGTTTGGTGGAGGATCTTGTCATTGAAAGTCTGAAGATTTATGGTCACGACGTTTACTATCTTCCGAGAACTATTGCTAACCAAGATCCAATTTTCGGCGAAGATCCGCTATCATACTTCAGTCAATTCTATCCTCTGGAAATGTATCTAGAGAATGTAGAAGGATTTGAGGGCGAAGGCGATCTGTTCACCAAGTTCGGGTTTGAGTTTAGAGCATCAGCAACCTTCGTAGTTTCCAAGAGGCGTTGGGAAGAATCTGTCGCGAATAACGCTGTCGATCTGCAACTGGAAACAAGACCGTCAGAAGGTGACATTCTTTATTTCCCAAAGACCAAGACGTTCTTTGAAATTAAGTATGTTGACTTTCTTAATCCGTTCTATCAACTCGGCAAGATTAACATATTCAAACTGAAATGCGAAGTCTTCGAATATAGTTCTGAAAGATTTATTACTGGTAATTCAGAAATCGATGTTATCGACGATAAGTCACAAGACCAATATGCATATCAGTTCTTACTAGAAGGTAGCGGAAATCTGTTATTAAACTCTGGAGATTCTCTGATCTTGGGCGGATATTCGGTAACCGACATTGATCCGCTGGCAAACAATGAAGACTTTGATAATATTGCATACGCTGATGGAATTATAGACTTTACGTCTATCAATCCATTCGGTGAAGTGTTAGTGAGGAAGTAAATGTTCGCAGGTAAATTTTTCTATCACTCGCATATTCGTAAAGCGATTATTGCCTTTGGTACCATATTCAACAACATAGTTGTGCAGCGTAAAAACTCTGAGGGAGAATACGCACAAAGTCTGCGTGTTCCACTAGCATATTCGACTAAACAAAAATTCCTTGCTCGTATTGCCTCGGTTCCCACAATCGATCCAGCAAGTGTAGCAATTACGCTACCAAGAATTGGGTTTGAAATCACTGGACTCAATTACAATCCAAGTCGTAAGATTAACATACTGACAAAAAATATTGCAGTAGGTTCTGGTGACGATACAAATAAGTTGCGCAGTCAGTTCACAAGCACTCCATATGACATGTCTATTTCTCTTTACGTTTTCGCAAAGAATCAAGATGATGGTCTGCAAATTATTGAACAGATTCTACCATTCTTCAATCCAGATTTTTGCGTTACGATTAATGATGTTCCAGAGATGGGCATTAAGCGTGACTTGCAAATAACGATGGAGGGAATCGATTATGAAGATCAATACGAGGGCGATTATGCTCAGAGACAATCGGTTATCTGGACTTTGAATTTCAAACTTGGATTGAATTTCTATGGACCAGTCGAACTACAAGGTATCATTAGAACTGCAATTGCAAATACATACGCAAATGATGCAGTTGATATCAACAATGGACAAAAATATACAGTGACAACATCACCTTCCGACGTAACACCAGAAATTGGTGCGTGGAACTATGTGGAGACATTTGATGAGTTCTTCGAATAACTATGAAAAATTAGATGAGATTTTTGGGACTCAGTCTGCGCCAATATCTACAGCAGTAGTCATCCCACCTGCTGCACCAATTCAAGTTCCTGTTGCGTACATACCAACGGGCGACGATATCGAAGACGATTATCAAATTGCTCGGCAGAAACTTAATACTCTTATCGATAAAAGTCAACAAGCACTTGATGGAATGTTGGGTGTTGCTCTTGCCAGCGACAGTCCTCGTGCTTATGAAGTTGTAGGACAGTTGATTAAAACCACAGGCGACACTGCCAAAGATCTATTAGATCTTCAGGCAAGGAAAAAGAAATTGCGCGAACAGCAACCAACAAAGGGTAATATCGAAACCCAGAATAATATTGTCTTTGCTGGATCTACTTCAGATCTTTTGAAAGCATTGAAAGCAGAGAAGGCAAAAATAATTGACCATGAATGAAGAAGAATCCTCGTATCACGGTAATATTAATTTAAAACCGATCGGGCATAAGCATAGTTTTACAATAGAGCAATTGGCAGAACTCGAGTTGTGCCAAGAAGATCCCATTTACTTTATTGAAAACTATTGTCAGATCGTTACTCTTGATCACGGTCTTCAGTTATTCAAACTCTATGATTGTCAGAAGCGAAAAGTCGCTCATATTTTAGATAATCGTAAAGCGATTCTTATGGAGGGTCGTCAGCAAGGTAAGACTATTACTTCCGCTGCGTGTATCCTCTGGTATACACTTTTCCAAGAATCCAAGACTGTCGCTATTATGGCGAACAAAACCTCTGCTGCTCGAGAAGTTATGTCTCGTTACCAAGGCATGTATGAGAACCTGCCGCTATGGATGCAGCAAGGGGTGAAGACTTGGAACAAAGGCGACATTGAATTAGAAAACGGATCGAAGGTATTTACTTCAGCAACAACTACCAGCGGTATTCGTGGTAAGTCTGTTAACTGGTTGTATATCGACGAAGCAGCGATTATTCCAAACACGGTTGCCGAGCAGTTCTTCGCTTCAGTTTATCCTACAATTTCTGCTGGTCAAACAACTAAGATCCTTCTGACCTCAACTCCGCTGGGATACAATCACTTCTGGAAATTCTGGAACGAAGCAGAAAAAGGCGCAAACGGTTTTGTGCCTATGTTCATCCCATACACTGAAATTCCAGGACGCGATGACGCATGGGCAGAAGAACAACTAAGACTTCTTGGTGAATTGAAATTCAATCAGGAAGTTATGTGTAACTTCCTCGGTTCGAGCAATACGCTTATTAACTCTAAAACTCTCGGTAATATGAGTTCCATTGATCCAGTCTATACCAAAGATGGACTGGATATCTTCGAAGAACCTATGCCAGAGAGAACATATGCGATGACTGTTGATACTGCAAGGGGTATTGGAGGAGACTACTCCACTGCGGTGGTAATCGACGTTACCTCAGTTCCTTATAAAATGGTAGCGAAGTATCGTGATAATAAGATTGCTCCGCTGCTGTTTCCTAATATTATAAATAAAGTAGCGAGAGATTATAATTCCGCACACGTATTGATTGAAGTTAATGATATTGGGCAGCAAGTCGCTGATATTTTACACAGCGACTTAGAATATGATAATATTCTTACCACTGCTCGAGATGCGAACAAACAATACTTGTCTCC